ACGCGGATCTATTTCAATTCCAGATGTAACAAAAATTAAATTACTAATGCAGCATGACAGCACAAAGCCAGTAGGTCGCGCTACATATTCCAGCGATGATGAAAGTGGCATGTATGCATCGTTCAAAATTTCAAGTAGCAGCCGGGGACAGGATGCACTTGTACTAGCTCAGGAAAACCTTGTATCTGGCTTATCCGTAGGCGTGGATGTATCCGCGTCTAAGCAGATGAAGGGTTACCTGTTGGTTACCGCTGCTGTCCTGAAAGAGGTAAGCCTCGTGGAGTCGGCTGCCTTTGATTCTGCAGCCGTAACTGATATTGCAGCCGCTAAAGCTGCACTAGAAGCAGCAACAAGTATGAAAAAGACAATCATCCATACAGAGATGATTGAAACCGAAACCGAAACCGAAACCGAAAGCGAGGCAGCTGTGACTACAGCCCCTATTGATACACCGGATGTACCGGCAGAAAAACCAGTCGAGGCTGCACCAGTTCAAGCAGCTCGCCCAATTATTCGCCCATCCGTATTAGACAGCCAACGCGTACGTACGCCTATTGTTTCAATGGGCGCATATACAGAACACAAAATCAAAGCTGCCCTAGGCAACCAAGATTCAATGCTTTATGTAACTGCTGCAGATGATTCTTTTAGTACTAACCCTGGATTCAATCCAACACAGTACCTATCAGAATTCCCAACCAATACACGTTTTGGAACACCATCTATTGATGCATGTTCACGCGGCACATTACCTGCACAAGGTATGACAATTAACGTACCTTCACTTGTTACATCAGCAGGTGGCGGCACAGGCGTAGCACCTGTAGTAACTGTTGAGGCAGAAGCAGGCGCAGTACAAAACACAGGTATGGAAACTGCTTACCTAACAGGTACTGTAAATAAGTATTCAGGTATGAATACAATCAGCATTGAATTGTTAGAACGTGGATATGGCGATGGTAATTTCTTTGCTGAGCTAACTACACAGCTACAAAATGCTTACCTAAAGACACTTGATACAACAGTTAATGCTGCGTTAATTACTGCAGGTACTGTTGCAACTACTGCACAAGCTGCTACATCTGCAGGCATTATCGGTTACACATCTGAAGCTGCTCGCCTTGTATATGAGGCAACTGGTTACTATGCACAGAATTACATTGCTAATGGAAGCCAATGGCAATTATTACTCGGCGCATCCGATACCACGGGGCGGCCAATTTATTCGGCCAGCCAACCGATGAACGCGGGTGGATTGACTCAGCCTGGTTCAATTCGCGGTAACGTACTTGGCCTAGATCTATATGTCGATAAGAACTTTGCAGCTACTACAACAGTAGATGACTCAGCGATTATCCTTGCGCCAGAAGCATTTACTGTTTACCAGTCACCACAGGCTTATATGTCTGTAAATGTTGTAAGCAACCTACAGGTACAAGTAGCGATCTATGGCTACATGGCAACAATCGCCAAGATGCCTAAGGGAATTATCCGTTACAACTTCACCTAAGAAATAACCCTAATAGTCGGTAGGGCATTAGCCCTTTGCCCTACCGACCCCTACTAAGTAAGGAGTACCGAGATGGCAGCTACATACGTCACCGTAGCCGAACTACGTTCTAATCTTGGGATAGGTACTCTTTACTCAGATAGTACGGTCGAGGAGTGCTGCCAAGCTGCACAGGATCAAATTAACAGTTTCCTTTGGTTTGATTCTGCGCCAGTCGTGGGGACTGCATTGGTAAGCAACGTTGCCACCGTGATGTTGGCCAACCCCGGTCTATTTACCGTTGGAGAATCGGTGACTATTGCTGGGGCTGGCTCTACATTTAACGGCACTTACACAATTACTGCCACGTTGCCATTTAGCACAGGCACTACAAATTTATTGCCAGCATTTAATATGCAGTTAAATTATTACCAGCAACCACAGGGTTATAGTTTTATTCAGTTTGCTAAGACTGCAGCCGATCAGAACTTTAGGCGCGTAGTGCCATCAGGCACAGCTCTAGGTGCAGATACAAAGACTGCTACCTACGTCAATACAGCAAGCGTTCGCCAAGCTGCAATGATCTTGGCCGTTGATATTTGGCAGGCCAGGCAGGTCAGTCAGACCGGGGGCGTAGGACTCGATGGCTTTAGCCCTAGCCCGTATCGCATGGGCAATAGCATGATAGGCAAAATAAGAGGCTTACTAGCCCCGTACATATCACCGAATAGCATGGTGGGATAAATGCCTACGGCGGCTATTACAACCCTGCGTAGCACCATCGCAACGGCTTTAACCAATAACGGCGTATGGTCGGTATTTGCATACCCACCTGCAACCATCCTGGCTAACAGCTGCGTAGTGATCCCAGCCGATCCATATCTAACGCCAAGCAATAACAGTTATATAACTATTTCGCCTATGGCTAATTTTAAGATTCTGCTAACTGTGCCAATGTTCGATAACCAGGGCAACCTGCAGGGCATCGAGGATTTTATCGTTGCGGCTTACACAAAACTAGCTGCATCCAATCTTGTATTTAATATAACCAGCGTAAGCGCGCCCGGTGTATTAAATGCTGATAGCGGTGACTTGCTTACCGCCGAATTTAATATATCCATACTAACGAGCTGGAGTTAAACCATGTCATACACAGATGAGGATATTGCCTTTTTAATTAAAATTGGGCAGATCACCGAAGCACCACCAGTAAAAGAAACAAAAACAAAAGCACCCGTAACCGAGCAGATCGAGGAATAAACAAATGGCCGTATATTTAAATAATACAGTCGTTGTAACTCTTAACTCAGTAGTTCTTACTGACCATGTTACATCGGCAACAATTAACCGCGTGTTCGATGAACTCGAAGTAACTGCTATGGGCGATACAGCTCATAAGTTCGTTAAGGGTTTAGAGGCAAGCACTATTACTTTAGATTTCCTAAGCGATACAGCTGCTGCGAACGTAAACGCAACCCTTCAGGCTGCATGGGGTACAACAGTACCTCTTACGTTGAAGCAGACAAGCGCAGTGGTATCAGCTACTAATCCGCTATACAGCACAACAATCCTAGTTAATAACACTACAGATATTAACGGCGCAGTAGCAGACATCGCTACACAATCAATTACATTTACTTGTAATTCACCAATCGTAATTACCACTTCCTGATAAAAAGAATAGGGGCTAACAGATGGCTAAGTTAAAGATCACAAAGGCTGATGGTTCAATATCTGATCACCAGATAACTCCATCGATCGAGTACGCGTTCGAGTTATATGCTAAAAAAGGTTTTCATAAAGCCTTTAGAGATGACGAGAAGCAGTCAGATGTTTATTGGTTGGCGTGGGAGTGTTTAAGAGCTGCAGGCGAAACCGTGCCAATGTTCGGCGCAGAGTTCTTAAAGAGTCTTAAAAAGGTAGAAGTTTTAGACGATGACCCGGAAGCGTAGGGCGTGACTCGTTTACTTACTTGATCGCACGGATCAGTTTGGAAACGGGTATCGCGCCCAACGATTTACTAGCACTAGATAGCAGGATGTTTAAGACTTTATTGCAGGCGATGAAAGACCGAAATAAGGAGATGCGAGATGCCAGTACAGGTAAAAGGCGGCATTGAACTTCGCAAAGCCCTTAGAAAATTTACGCCAGATTTAGCTAAAGATACGCAAAGAGAAATGGCTGTATTGCTTAAACCTATTACAGCTAAGGCTCGTGGCTTTATTCCATCCGAAGCACCGCTATCAGGATGGGGCAAGGTATCGCCTGATGCTAGATGGTACTGGAACGGCCGTGCGGCCAAAAAAGGCGTAGGTTACAAAACAACGCCAAGCAAGGCCAATCGCGAAGGTTTTAGATCATTAGCTCGTATTCAAAATGCATCCATGTCTGGTGCAATTTATGAAACTGCTGGGCGAAAAACCCCGGGCGGCAACTTTAGCCCACGTTTACCAGGTTCATTAACTGGCGATCGCAAGATGAAAGGCCGCGCAATCTTTCGTGCATGGTCAGAGGATAAAGGCAAGACTAATGCGGCTGTTATTAAAGCAATAGAAAACTCACGCGATAAATTTTATGAAGCTGTGGGGCGCAACTAATGGCACAAGAAGCATCGGTAAGAGTAGATTTAGTTGCTGAATTTGTAGGCAGAAAAGCATTTAAAGAAGCTGATACAGCTACTCAAAAACTGACTAAAAGCGTTAAAAAATTAGGTGGGGCTTTAGGTTTAGCCTTTGGTACAGCTGCGGTAGTTAATTTTAGCAAGCAAGCCGTTAAAGCCTTTGCTCAAGATGAAGCGGCGGCCGTTCGATTAACTCGCGCAGTAGAGAATTTAGGCATTGGCTTTGCTAACCCTGCCATCTCTAAATACATCGCAGAGCTAGAACGATCAGCCGCTATTGCCGATGATATTTTGAGGCCAGCCTTTCAGGGGCTATTGACCACTACGGGATCGCTTACAAAGTCACAAGAATTACTAAATAGCGCCATAACAATTAGCCGCGCATCTGGTATTGACTTGGCCACGGTATCCACAGACCTTGCTCGTGGTTATGTTGGTATTACTAAAGGCTTAAAGAAATACAACACAGGGCTAACTACAGCTGAGATAAGTTCTAAGTCATTTGCTGAGGTGCTAGGCGTAATCCTTACTCGATCTGCCGGTGCAGCTGATGATTATCTACAAACCACGCAATACCGCATGGATACCCTGTCTATTGCTACAGGTAATGCATCAGAGATTATTGGCGGCGGCTTAGTTAATGCCTTTGCCCGTATTGGTGGTGGCACAGAAGCAAGCGATGCAGCTAATGCTATTGAGGATATTGCCGAGGCTATAGCCTTTACTACCGAACAAGTCGGTGCGTTATTAGGTGTTATTCCAAACTTAATCGGTGTGCTTAAAGATTTACCTAAAAACGTTTTAGGTGGTGTTGCTGGCTTATCTCCAAACTTACGGCCAGTAACAACACCACCACCTGCAAAACCAAAGCCAACTCCAACAGAGTTAAGCCTATTAAAGCAACAGGAGTTACTAGCTAAGTTAGAGGCAGATGCCTTAAAACGCCAAAAGGCTCTTTTAGCATTACAGAAAAAACAAGGTGATGCAGCTAAGAAGGCTGCTGCTGATAAAGCAAGACTAGATAAAGCCGCTGCAGTTTTTGAATTACAAAAAATACAGATAGCCGCTGCGTTAAAGGGCAAAATAAGCGATGAGGAAAGAACTCGCCTATTACTTATGCAGGCTATTGAGGAAGGCAACGTAGATAAGGCCGAAAAACTAACTAAAAAATTAGAGGAGATTCAAGCAAAAAATGCCAAGATTGCTGCCGATCTTTTAGCAATCGGTGCGGCTAAAGATCCCTTTGCTACATGGGCAGGCAGTTTAACTTCTGCAATCAATGAGCTTAATCGACTAAAGGGCGGCATGTTAATGATTCCAGGAGTTACTTTTAATCCTGGTCAAAACCAAGACCGAAATTATGATTTAGGTAAAGTCGGTCCCGGTGCTGGTGGTGGCGGTGATGTTGTTATTGAAAGCATTTTTGCAGACGATGACACCATTGATGACATTTTAATTAAAGTAGAAAATGTTGCTGCCGATGCCGCTGTTGCTGCAGAGTCCGCTGCTGCATCTGTCGCAGAAACTCAGGCAACTGTAGATACCTTAGCTGCAGCCACTACCAATAGCATGCCTGCGGCTGGTATGAATTTTAACCCGTACCAAAATAGAGATCGCAACTACGATATGGGTGCAACCCAAGCCCCTACTATCATCGTAAATAATACTGGCTCAGTAATTATGCAAGATGAGTTCGTAGATGCTGTAAATAATGCACTTTTAGCAGCTGAACGTACTGGCTACAATCGAACACCAGCAGGGTTTTTAATTACATGACAGTCCCAACGATTAACGCGGTTATCAACTTTTCTACTGGCCCTAGTTTTGCCCAGGCATTTATTATTGGCGAAGGCATACTAGGTACTAACGTATTGGCAGACTCAGCTGCCGTTATTGTGGATGTTAGTAATGTAGTAGATAGCGTAAGCATTAAGCGCGGTCGTAACCCACAAGTAGATGAGTTCCAGACTGGCACAATGACTTTACGCATCGTGGATCAGAACGGCGATTTCAACCCACAAAACCCGAGCAGCCCCTACTTTGGCCTACTTGATCCAATGCGCAAGGTATCTATTTCAGCTACATCGGTAGGCGTTACCTATCCCATGTTCTCAGGGTTTATTACTAGCTACACAACTAGCACCCCGTTAAACGCTAATGATGTTGTATATACGACTATTCAGGCGGTCGATGCCCAGCGATTAGCGCAAAATGCTCAGATCTCTACAGTTACAGGGGCAACTGCTGGCGATCTAAGCGGCACAAGAATTAACCAAATTCTTAATACAATCTCATGGCCAGCATCCATGCGTGATATTGATGCAGGTTTAACCACGATGCAGGCAGACCCCGGTACTGCCCGTACATCCCTAGCCGCATTACAAACTGTTACCAACAGTGAGTATGGCGCGTTTTACGTTGATGCCGCTGGATCGTTCGTATTTCAGGATCGCAGCGTTACTACTGCAAGCATTGGCGATACGCCTACAGTATTTAACGATAACGGCACAGATATTGGCTATGCCAATGCCTTATGGCGGTTAGATGACACCCTTATATTCAACCAGGCTAACGTCACCCGCACAGGTGGCACAGTACAAAGTGCTACTAACGCAGCTAGTGTTGAGAAATATTTTGCCCATACTTACAATATTCAGAATCTATTAATGCAGACCGATGCAGTAGCCCTGGATTATGCCCGTGCCTACGTTGCCAGCCGTGCCGAAACTAGCGTTCGATGCGATGCAATCGAGTTAGACCTATACACAAATAACTACGCCAATGGCATATTAGCTGCGCTTGATCTCGATTTCTTTGACCCAGTAACTATCACTACTAATCAGCCAGGTAGTTCAACGCTAACTAAGACCTTGCAAATATTCGGCGTGGCACATACCGTTACACCAAACAAATGGCGCACCGTATTTACTACACTTGAACCTGTTATTGACGGGTTTATATTAAATTCAACCCAATATGGCGTACTTGATACGTCTGTATTAAGTTACTAAGGAGATAAAAAATGGCTGCTGGACTCGGACTAAAAACGTTCGTTACGGGGGACGTCCTAACTGCTGCAGATACTAATGGCTA